CCTTCCTGAAGGTAACACAGTTAGTCGTTTATATATGAATGGTACACTACGTTCGTGGATTCACTTCATTGAATTGCGAAGTGCAAATGGTACGCAAAAGGAGCATCAGATTGTTGCCTTAGCATGTGCCAAAGCAATTGCTGCTATTTTTCCAATGGCAGGTTCTATTAGTAATCCTTAAACTGCTCCGGCGGATGCATCCTAATATGATGCTCAAACTCTAATGCTAGCCACTGATAATCGTTTATCTTGGCTAGCATTTGTTTATTGTCCTTATAAGTTTCACCGAACCATTTTCCTGCACTAGCTCCGCCTTTTACATATTCTCCAAGTGGGCGGTGACCTCCCTTAGTGATCCAAGCATTTAGTCTTTCTGTTGTTTCTTCTTGATTCTGTCGAGCAATAGTACCAGATGCTAATTTTGCACATTCTCTAAATGCACTCCTCCATGCAAGCATAGGACTTGTTGCTGAATTGTTAATGTTTGATATTTCATCCATTACTTTTATTTTTGCACCTATACTAGTAGTTACATCAACTGCTGTGCTAGCATCAGCATTTAAAATTAAGTGCTTCGGAATTAACTTAACGCCGCCGATTCCGTACTCTAATCCGTTTATCGGATTTAAACTTTTCCAAATGTGGATTACATCGAAGTCCCATTCTGGAACTGCATAATTAAAATCAAATGCATCAATTACTGTAGCATCTGCATCTACTACCCAGAAGAAATCAGATGTAGACAGTTTTGCGGCTGTTAAGTGTGCGGCAAATATTCCCTTAACTCTAGATTCATGTCTAACATCTGGTCTTTCCTCTTTTACTAAACGTAAATTCTTTTCATAGTTGTTTTCATCAAAAGAGATAAAAAATACATCGTACCACTGACGGTATATTTTAGCAGGAACTATTTTTTTGTTTACAAAATCTATGTTGCTAGTATCTAATGATATATCCTTGGGTACCAAATATATACTTGAACTACTTGACATAAACTCATACACATATTGCAGTTCCCACAATGTTAAATCAAAATTTAAATATTGTTCCCACCCGTATAACTCAATATCAATATACCAAACAAAGTTTGTTGTATTTTCGTGTAATGTCGATTTAACAAGATCTACAATATTAGTTGTTATTTTTTTAAATTTAGCAAAGGGATATTTTTCTGCTAATAAGTTAATTTTCTCTTTGGATGCAGGAGTATTGTGGGTGTAATAAAATACAATGTCTTTCATATCATTCTTTGTCTAAAAAACCGTTGCCGGCTCTGTATTGTTGTAAGTGTACTGCTTTGAAAAATTTACTAGCAGATGCATCTAAATCTGCAACTTCTAGATCGAGTGCGTTTTTTAACTCTTTTCCTAACCATTGGGTGCGGTAGGTAAGATCTGTTGCAGGACCGTGACCTTGTTCTTTCCAGTATGTGCCTAGCCAGTCAAAGTCTCTAACATTGACATAATCCCAGTCTGTGCAATTAGTCATGTAACAACCTTCTCTAGCACCCATCATAGCCCAGTCTCCGTTAGTAACATCTGCACCAACATTAAGCCATACTAGCAACCTCTGTAAATTTTTCCAGTGGATTTCTTTTTTAAATTCTTTGTTAGCTGTTCGTACTCCGCGGTCTAAGCTCATCTTAACACCTTCGCGAAATCCAGCACGCCATGCTTGAAAGGGACTTGCATTATTATATACATCGCTATAACAACTATTCATCTGAATGTATTCTGCATCCCAGCAAAAATCAACTTGAGCATTAGGATCATCGGCAGGTGCGTTTTCGTGCGTTTTCATGTTAAGCACATATTCTTTTGGCCATAATTTTAATCCGCCATTGCCATACATAAGCCCGTTAACTACATTATAACCTGCCCAAGAGATGACGCACTTTGACAAATCCTTGTGTTCGTCAAAGTTAACTTCTTGATTTAAAAAATCTTCTCTTACAATATTATCACCGTCTACTGTAACAAAACGGTCAGTGTCACTTAAATTTGCACATGCTTTGTGTGCAGCGTCACTGCCTTTTACACCATGAACACGTTTTGCCCACGGTACCTTTGCTAACAAATCTGCATAATTTTTTTCTGCATTTGGCTCATCATAACTAAGATATATAATGTCGTAGTCTAAAATTTTAACTGTTTGTGTCATATAATACTCGATAATCAGTAGTTTCAAAGAACTTTTTTACAAATACTGTAATATTTGAAGCATCAGTCTCTTTTGCAGATTCGTGAGATACATATACTTGCTCGTTATCCAATAACTCTTGCAAGGGTAATTTAATAGTTCTAAATAAAAAATTACGATTATCTCTGTCAACAACAAAAACTTCAAAAGACGTACTAAGATTGTGCTGTCTTAATATAGCTTTTTGAGCTGTGTGTAATTTAAAACCCCATTGTTTTAGGGTAGGGTAATTTGAAATAGTAAACATACTGTTGCCGTCAGTATCTACAACTTCGTCTATCAATGATATTCCAGCATCGATGTCATTAATAGGAATAATCTTAGGTGTTGTTTGATCTATAAAAATAATTTTATATTTTGTTAGTCGACGTTTGCCTAATAAAAAATCTCGAACTATACTGTACTCAAGTTCTACTGAGTTAGTATACTGTGGAAGATCTTCGTTACTAATTGCTAACAATAAACCAGTGTCATTGGCAAAATATACTCTGTACATTACAGGCATATTACTAGTTGCTCGAGCTTGTTCTATTAAGTCGAGTGGAATAATGTCTTCGTCTGGATTATACATTTAAGTTTCCAATAATTGCATCTGTGAGAAACTCTTCTTCAACATAATGTAATACGCCACGTTGTCTAAAATTATTTAGATACAATTCTTTGTCTCTATTAAAAGTAACAGCTAAGTGTCGTAGGCAAGATTCAGGTACAGGATCCCACCCTTGTAATGCGGGTTTCATATGAACAAATGTAAACGGAGAATTTTGATTTACAATAGTATCATCGATGCCTAGTATTTTTGCAGCGATCGATACTGTTACGTCCATGCTAAAAAACTTTTGCATTTGTTTAGGTGCATTATCGTAATAGATTCGTTGCCAGTTATACGTAATAAACTCAACTAATCTAAAAAATTCTAATGCAGCTTCTGATTTCCTAAAATAAAACATTCCGCAATATAAATTAGGAAGATCGTTCTCTACGAATGTTTTTCTATAAGTAGTATCTTCTACTGTGCGATATTTGTAATCTAAAACGTGTGATGTAAAAAATAGATCTCTACCGTTTACATATTTCCATATAGACTCTATATTGTCAAGTACTAGCATATCAGTATCAAGGACAATTGTTTCTTCGTACGGTGATGCATGATACAGTTTCCATCGATTCTCAACTTTCCACTCGCTGTCAGTAGCTGCATCCCCAAACGGAATAGGAATAATTTTATCAAATGCTGACTTATACTTGTCGGGAATTATATCGTTTGTTACGATACTAATATTATTAATAGTCGGTTGTGTTGATTTGATACTCAACGCCAATGCATATGCCTGTCTTACATAATCTACAGTACTGTTCTGAGCAATTACTAAAAACCCTCGTGTCATACTGTTTCCTTATCTAAGAAACGTACTAGACTATATTTGTTCATTACATGCATATCTAAATCAGTAGTCTTTGTAGCAACATACTCACCTGAGTAGTTTTTCTTTTCTACTAAAAATTGCATACTAGTGTCTTTCATATCTATCAATATGTCTCTGTCAAGAGTGTAGCACATTTTTCCAGGAAGGGTGTTTATAAACCCATCGCCCATCATGTGAATTGCAATACTAAATGCAAAATCATTTCTAAAAACAGTCGAGTCGATATTGTAAATTGCTCTATAATAACTCCAGTTATTTTTAATATGTTTTACAATAACAAAGAAAGATTCGTTACTTATTGTTTTTTTAAAATAAAAAGCAGTTGCCCAATAAAAAGGAATTGCATATTGATTTAAGTAAGTAAAACTGCTAGTGTCGCGCCATTGGGCTAGATCGAAACTTTCTTTGTAAATTAAAAAATCACTAGAGCTGTTCCATATCTTAGATAAGTTACTACTGTTAACAATATAGTCACTGTCTATCACTAAGGTTTCGTCGTACGGTGTTAAATCGTAACAATCGGATCTGTTTAAATTTTTCCATGTTAATATCTTTGAAGACATTGTACCGTCATGGAACTGTTTTGTCTGTTCAGTATTTGACCAAGTAGTAATTATTTGATCAAATACGTCAGCAGCACGTGGCTAAGTGTATAGTAACCAATCATTGCTGTAAGTAACTAAGCAAAATGCATACACTCAACAACGC